TGTTTCTTCTAAATGATTTATTACTTGATCATGTGTTGCACCATTAGGACCATGTTCTTTTAATACACTTAAAACTAATGTTTCTAATTTATTAGTATTAACTTTATCTGCTGCTTCCCATGAAGTCTTTGGGTCATGGGTTCTTGCTCTTGCTTCACTAGAATGGTATGTCATCTGGATTCTCCCCTCCTAAAATTACTTCATCATTTTCTATTTCTTGTGCAGTAGTTGTCACATCATTCTGTCTTGGTGTTGAGTCACCTATCCTACAAGATAGAAACTTTGTGTTACCATCTTTGGATACAGTTTTCCATGCAGCTATTCTGCGCTTGTCTTGTCCTTGCAATGTGATTGGACCACTAAAGTCTGGTGACTTTTCATTTAATGATTTGTCATTCTCATACATTGTGCCTACCTTTTGGTACACATCTCTTGCTGTGCCACCATCAGGTAATGATGCTTTAATAACGACCAATCTAAATTCATCACCATCACTATTAAGTTTGCCTTGTACGAGCAGACTTTCATCTGCTCTAGGTTTGAATAGACTACCTCTGTCTGTGTTATCATAATCCGTCATCTTCTACTCCTTCTGATTTCTTGGAATTACTTATATTAATTGTAGGTTCTGCTGCCTTATTTCCGTCATCATCTTCTGATGGCAGACCATATACAGATTGCAATGTATATCGTTTAGCATATGTAATTGCACTACCAATCTTTTGTGGGTTCTCCATATTAGCTTGAGATAATATAATAGGTAAAGAAGAATAAAATATTTGGTCATCATTGATATGCTGAACTTTTGTTCTAACATAGACAACAGGTGTAGCATGATCTTCATGTTCATACTTATCATCTTCTTCTGTAGTGCCACCTATTACTGACACACATTTCTTTGTAGGAAATTCATAGTCTACTTCTTGTGTAAAGAATAAACCAAATTGATTTCCTTGTGCTACTGTTTCAATTACATCTTCTAATCTTGCATAGCTTCGTTTACCACCTTGTGATGGTATATTTGCTTTACCACCTTTAGTGGCAGAC